AACATTGATGATGGCTTTATACTGTTTCTCGTAGATTGTTCCCGAATGTGTTCCCTCCACCTTCTTTTCAAACTCTTCAATGCTGCCACGAAAACACCCACAAGTTATTTCGACTTTATTATCTTTTGTCAAATATGCGTGAGTGTGACGGTTGAATGAACCGAAACAATCAAATCCGCAATGATTGTTATCATTTTCTATATCAGCATTGCCGGACACCCAAGCATTGCCGGACACCTGAGCATTGCCGGACACCCAAGCATTGCCGGACACCCGAGCATTGCCGGACACCTGAGCATTGCCGGACACCCGAGCATTGCCGGACACCTGAGCATTGCCGTACACCCAAGCATCGCTTTCTTGGTCTAAGTTCTCATCTTTCTCAACATATCCTCCCAAATCACCTTCCTTGGCATATTTGAAAGACTTTGTACACTTAATTTGGAATAATTTAATTCCAAAAGTATTGAATACAAACTTGTCTGTAAGTTCAAATTTCTTTTCCATGTCAATCAAAATTAAAATTATCCTCACCGTCCGGTTCTTCGTCCGGCATATCATTACCGAAATCCATCGGAATGAACCAATCTGAAATAAACTCTTCCATATCAGTCAATTTTTAAGCATTAGGGAACTCTGGTTTAACATCTGGATTTGCTTCATAAGGATAAACATCCATAATAGCAGTTTCCGCTACCGAAGCAATCACGTAGTCTGCCATTGTGCCTTTCATCCCTTCATCGAGTTTTTTGACTGCATCTCTCAAGTTGGCTGCTTGAACAAGAATGTTTGTGGATGTTTTCTTTTCCGCACCAGTTTTTTCATCCAATGTAATAAAGTATAACTTGCATTTAAAATACCTGTCAGCAGATTCTTCATCTGAGAAAAATATCTCAGAATAGTTGGCACGTTTTATGTCAGAAACAGTAAACTCACCGCTGATAAACGGTGTCATTTCCTCAATACATCTTCCTTCGCTTTCTGTAAAAGATAAAGAATCAAATAAATAGGGTTCCGTTACTTTCTTGTTCATGCCGTTTCCCATTACTTTCTCGTAGCGAATCTTTACCTCAAACCATGTGTGCATCATAATCATTCCTCCTTTATCTTACTACGTTCCTTAATCATCGCATTGGCTATCTGGTAAGCAGCTTTAGCCTGTTTTTCAGAGTTGTAGTTTATAATACTAACCTCTTTGGATGGGAAAAACAATGTTACAACTCTATTCCATAAAGTTCTTCTGCGTTTTGCTGTCATCATTATGCACTTCATTGCTTCAAGCGCAATATGATCGCGCGAAATATTAGATTCCATAATTTTATTGCTTTAATTGATTAATAACTTGTCTTTTGATTTTCTTGCAGAGCTTCCCGACAAAACGTCCATGCTTCTCTGTTCCGTCATCGGGTAACTCGTTTTTGTAAGTGTTGAGCAACTTCTGGATAAGAAGCACTTCTTGTTTTGTCAAAGTAAGTTTCATAATTATTAGTCTTTAATCTCCCATAAATGCCAGCAAGTACTATGTAAGTTCACAAATTCTTCTCTCGGAGGGAATATTTGTGCCACTTGAATGTTATTTGGTAAAAACTTATATCGTACATCTTTCAACTGCTGATAACCTAATGGAAACTTAGCACTTACTGATAAATGCCATAACCCATTTTCTATTGCAATTATCAAACTCATCCCTTTGTATTTAAATACTCCAGTAGAATATACTCCATATTTGTCTGTTATTTCTTGCTCTTTAATATGAAAAGGGAATGACTTTGATCCATCTAACCTGTATTTGAGCAACTCTTCTCGTGTCATTTATTAAATGTAATTTATATGTTGTTCAATTTCAATCTCCATCAACTGAATCAAACGTTCTTCGTCTGGAGATGGGATATATATGCCACATTGGGCACTCGCGAAATTCCGAAACCTTTCAATGGTAAGGCTAAACTCTGTACTATCAAGGTCAGACGAACTTCTTAAGTATTTTAGTCTCCCAAGAAACTTGTCTTCTCTCTCACGGACGAAAGTGTCTTTGTTGCAGAGAATCTTGTAATAGTTCCGCTTTACATATTCCATCGTCTCACCGATTTGGCAACCGAAATAAGCAAGGCAGACATGAAGGTATTTGTTCTGATTTAAAGATCTTTGGGGTTTCTTTTCCGTCAATTCAAACACCTTCTGTTCCTTTATCAACTTCTCCAGCTTCGCTCTTGCCTGCTGGACGTGGAGAGGATTGGAACCATCGTATTTCATAGGCTAAAATGGCAGATCATCATCCGACACGCTAGGAGCATTATTTATATCCTCTGGGCTAGGTGATGTACTCTGAGGTACAAACTCCTTGAGGTCACCGCAGATATAGTTCCTTCCTTCTACTCGTTCCTCCTTTTTAGGAGAACAAGTGATGAAATGCGTATGCCCGAACTGAGATTTCTCTTTGCGCTCGATAACAGCCACATTCACATAGATTCTTTCAACTCCATCTTTACACTTAATTTTCTTCATCTGCTCACGAGGTATATCAGAGAGACAGATAGAACCACTTAAAATTGCCATAATTATATTGTTTTTAATGTTACACTTCCAACTACTGGAATCTCTTTTAAATATTTCTTATACAAATCAGGATAATCTTTCTCAAACGCCTTCTTGTCGAAATCCTTTCTGATAGTGTCCTTTTTGCGAGTAAATGATATGATATCACCTTTCCAACTATATTCACCGGCTTCTACCATAGCCATCATTACGCCATCAGTTATTTCTTTCTTTTTATCGGACCAGTATTTTGCCTGTGACACAATTTCCTGTATTGTCCTCTCCATCTTTCGGTACTCGTCAGGAAGAGTAACAGGAGATATGGAATAGGGATTTACAAACTGCCTGCCTTCCGAATCACATTTCAACAGATTCATTACAACTTCAGATGGTATTCTCTCGACTTCTACTATCTCATGGTTTTTACCTCTCAACCATATACCTATAAGCCTTACCGCATTGCATCCCGGATTCTGCAACTCAAAAAAGTATGCATATATACTCAACTGCCATCTTACAGATTCCTTGTCAAGCACGTAAGTGGTCTTTATATCGCCCAAAGTAAAATCAGTTTCATTTTCGCGATAAACTTTGTCGATACAGCTTGCATAGTGCTCATTATCTGATACTAGATATTCGGAACATTCGTATCTCAATCCCCAATCGTCTTTCAGTTCCTTATATCCTTGTGCTTCATCGCTGTCATGAGTTATACCCATATCATCGACAAGTTCGCATATACTGTGGATCATAGTACCTCTTTCAGCCGCTTTCCTTAACACGTCTTCGGGAACATCACGGTATTTATCGGGGAAAAGCTGTCTGCCTATCACGGAAGTAATACCACTTAGTGCCTTATCCCCTAGCATATAAGTATGTTCATCGGGATTGAAAACGACTTGTGATTTGATTAGTTTCATTTCAGTTCTCCTTTCCTTCTTGTCACCGCTTCAACAAAACGTTTGTCACTCTGTAATTCCTTATAATTTCCCCATACTACCTGTAATGTCTCGATTGACAGGCTTGATCTTACTTCCTGCAATGCCATCGCAAGGAAATCCGTTTCCTCAGGTGTTGTACTATCAGGGTCCTTTTGCTCTTCTGTAGGAATCAGGAACAATTGAAGCAAAGAATACTTCAACGCTATGCTCATTGCTTTATTCATCCCTTTGTCGCCTGCGTCCATTGCTTCACCCACATTTACAGTTTCCACAAAGCTGCCATCAGTGGTCATATACCTAAACTTTATCGTAGCCCTTGTAAATGTGTTCGTACCGCCGGATTTCGTTATTCTGTTCTCCGTTGTGAAGTTCTGCACTTCCTGTAGTATGAACACCTCATTTTTTGAGAATAATTCATGAAGTTCGTTCATAACGTTGTCAATCCCACGGAATTTGAATCCCTGTTGCTGGTTCTTCTCCGATTTGGTGATAGCCTTTGTCTCTTTGAGGATATTGGCTATCTTACTGTATATTAGCTGTTCACTCATTATAATATTATTATTTACCAACACAAAAAAGGCAGGTCCGCAGTCCTTACAAAGTTCCGCTTCCTGCCATGATATATCTCCACTTCTTCAAGCTCATTTTATAAGGTTAATCTAACTTTTTCTTTAGCCATCATACTGCTGATATTCGCTAGCGAAAGGGCTTGCTTAATTTCGGCTTTAGAGTAATAGAGTGGTGAATTTTTGCTTTCTCCTTTTCTGATAGGCTTTATCAGTTCCTTGCTTACGAGGATATTGAATCGTTTCAAGTCTATCTGCATCATTTTTAGCCACTTTTTTACATCTCTTAATCGGATAAGATCTTGTGCAGGTTCGTAAGCCTTGACTGCCTCCATATAACCGACTTGATAACTATCTATCATAATCGACTGAATATCACCTATATCCATCCCGACCTCCTTGTTTTTTCAATTCGCTCAATTTTTGTTCTTCTTCCTCTTCTCATTTCATCTTGTTCATGATAGAGTGATAGTGAGAAAACAAATAGTAGACAGCAAGCTATAGAAGACTTGATAGTAGGAGAGAAGTCCATTGTGAACTTCATCCCAGCAATCCTTTCATAGAGCATGGTCGCCAGTTCTCTGCCATTCCTTACGTTCAAAATCTCAAAAGCCTTTTGCAGCTGATTATTAATCGTACTGACCGCCCTGCATTTGAGGCTTGCAATCTCTTTTTTCTCATACCCCTGTGCATACATTCGTGCTGTAATCTCACATTCGGGAGTGAGTTCCGTAAATACTCTTTCCATAATCGTGTAAGTTTAAAGGTCTACGATATTCTTTTGGCTCTTATTACGCCTTCTTCCTTGATGATGACCGCTTCCCATATTTTCCCTTCCAAATACCCTTCTTGGTTCAGCATGGTTCTATAATTTTGGACGGTTCTCATGCGCTTTATTGGGAAATCCTTGTGCTTTCCTATCGGAATCTCTCTAAGTTCTTGCATAATGCTTTTCTGTTCCATATACATAAATTTTAATTAATGATTCGTGGATGGTAAGGGAGTCGAACCCCTCTCAATCGTGCCAATTGGTTGCGCAACACGAAGCTCTAACCGATAAGCTAACCATCCTTTTTGATTAAAAAGGTGCACTATCCTCACGGACGGCACACCCAATACAAACAAAAAAAATAAATACGAATATCTAATCTATTATCAGAACAATGCTTTTAACCGCATTCTTGAAATGATCAAACTTCTGTTGCAAATCACTCCAAGATTTATACAATATTTTTTTCTCTTCAGCTAATTTTTCGTTAGCTTCTTCCAGTTCTTGTACGCGCCTTACTAAATCTTCTTGCGTCATGCCTCTTAATTCTTCCACTGTCATAATCGTATAATTTAAAGTGTAGTCCGAAAGGCAGGAATCGAACCTGCTTCTTGTGGGGTAATGAGACCTATATATATAAAGAATATGATTATTATTAAATACCACATACATTCCAATAATGCTACTTTCGGATGATTACCGCCCGGCTGGTTTGCATGGCTATTGTGCACTCATCCCCATGCGCCTTGTGCCAGATTATAGGACTACCTTTTAGCGGTCTGTTTTAAGTTCTCTATAAGTTATTCTCATGAGCGACACACACCCTACACATATAACACTCATTATAGTGATAGAGAATATTTTCATAGGACTGTAAGTAGTAATAGCCCCGTAAAGCATACCGGCAGCACATATACTAACCAATATAGATAAAACGAATTGGATTGTTTTCATAATCGTATAAATTTAAATAAGTACCTGTACCCTAATCGAATAGCAGAACCTTATTTCAGTTCAGTACAGGCTATATTGTCGAAAACAGTACGGACGCCTAACCCATATGCTCACTGCTCAAAGACGATTCTTTGCGGTGTTTTCTATTAATTGTTAAACATTGCACAGCTCACAAGCCCCAACTTGCTTATGTGCGTTCGTTATCTTTGGTTGGCAAAAACGGCTTATGAATTACACCGTAATTGCTTTCACAGACTTGTCAAAGAACTTAATCAAGAAGATTAATTAAAGTGCTTGCGTAGAATATTCTCTACGTCTACACAAGCTGTCGTGTGCGGATTATTATCGCCATGAGTTATCATAGTATCTGTTTTCGGGATGATTTATCAAGAATGATTCTTTCAATATATTGCCGTTCTTCTTTGCAAAAGGTACATCTTCTTGAAGAAGCGCAGAAGCCTTGATATAATCTCTTTTGTTCCGCTTAGCCAATCCCCATACATATTTCAGTGATTCGCTGAATAATGAGAATCTGAACATCATTAAGTGCGCATGGCGCATAATGGCTGCTCTATCATATTTGCCTTCTTCTGTCAAAAACGGATACGCTTTCATGGCTTTTTAATTTTAATGCGTTTATACTATTTTCTTATATCAACCTTTTTCCTATCTTTGTATCGTGTTTGAATGATTGATGATGCAAATATATAGCAATTGAATTAATAATCAAAACATCTGATATAATTATTTAATTCATTTGCTTTAATTAACAATAAAGTGAATTAATGTTATGATTGAACGTATTAAAGCTATAATGAACCATTACAACCTTAGCGTAAATGCTTTTTCAGCTAAAATAGGAGCTAATCAAGTTACTATCAACCAGCAAATGAATGGAGATAGAAAAGTAAGCTTAGATACCATATTGAAGATAGTTAATTCATTTGATTTAATATCCGCTCAGTGGCTTCTTACTGGTAAGGGTGAAATGTTCAAATCATCATCGCCAAAAGAAGAACCAACCCCTATCACCAACGAACGCCTGCTTTCTATCATTGAAAGTCAGCAAAGAACCATTGAGAACCTGTCTCGCAAATAGCAATTTGCATCATCAATATTTCAAAGAGCGATAGAATAATACTTTTATACTATTGTATCAATCATCACACTCGTTTATCTTTGCTATGTGATTGATTGCTGATGCGAATATACTAATATTATTAATATAACAGTGATATTACTATATAAATATTATTGTTATTAATAGTATTTAATAATTATATTAATAAATATTACTGATATGTATGACTTAAAGGGATTCAGGCAAGCTTTTGGCTTAACACAAAAAAATATTGCTGACATTTTTAATTGTGGACAAGCTAATGTATCAAGTATGGAGAAGTCTATGAGGGATTTAGAGCCTGAGCAATATAAAAAGTTGTGTGAACGATTTGATGTTGCGTCTGTTGATAAATTTAAGGTAACAGACTTTATTTCTGATAGCAAAAAAAAGGAATGTGCATCAAATAATAATGGCTATATTACTTATTTGCTCCCAATGTCGGCAATGGGAGGTTCGTTAACTGGATTTGCAGAACCGGGAGTATTGTTGCAAAATTGTGAAGCTGTTGTTTCTCCAATTGAAAATGTGGATTTTGCCATAACGGTTTATGGTGACAGCATGGCTCCTGAATATCCTTCTGGGTCACGTATTCTCATTAAGAAAATTAATCCAGATTTGTTTATAGACTGGGGGAAAGTATATGTATTAGATACTCCTAATGGGGTTATAGTAAAAGAAGTGCATGAATCTAACAGAGAAGGTTATGTATCATGTTACTCAATTAACCCTGACCTTAAATTTAAGCCTTTCGATGTTTTAATGAGTGAAATTTTTGGGATGTATAGGGTACTAATGTGTTTATCAGCAAAATAGCTTATTTGTAAATTAACCGCATCTGCTAAAATACTAAATTGTTTTAGCAATGTTTTAGCAATGTGAAATAAAATATAGCTATTAATATGTAAAACAGTATCTTAGAAAATAAACCCTCTTAGATTGTGGTTCTGAATGTCGTGGGTTCGAGTCCCATCTGCCACCCCCGATAGAAGAGGAAGTTCGATAAGAATTTCCTCTTTTTTATTGTAGTAGGGGCTCAGTTTGAAAAGGGCTCTGGGGGGCGGTTCAGTTTGAAAACTTGGGGCAATCCGAAAAGTTGTTTCGGCTTCAAAAGGAAGTTGATAAAAGTTGCTTTCACGCATTGCATGTATTGAATCCTTTTGTTTATCAATGTTTCGGTGTGAAAGGAGACCGATAATGTTCATTTCACACAAAATCTACCCCGTCAGGGAGCATGTTTTACATGTACGTTCGCATGTACCTCCAAAAAGACAAGGACATTTTTTAAAAAGACCAAGAGCTTTCCCAAAAAGACCATAGTCTTTGTAAAAAACTTCAAGACCTTTTTGAAAAAGTTGGAAGAGTTTTCAGAAAACTTCAAAGTCTTTTCGAAAGGTACACTACAGCCTTTTATAATAGCACTCAATTTCCATATATCTTTCAT